ATGGCCTACGACACCGTCCGTCTGCGTTCCCCGTACCTTGGCAACACCGTTGTTGAGCGCATCAAACGTCAGTGCCTGCTGCGCTCGGGCCTGGATTGCGCCAGCGGCGAAATCCTCTATGAGTTGTTCACGGGCGAACTGCTTGGCTCGTGGGATTCGCGGATCTCGGTGATCCCGAAGAACGAGGAATGGGTGGTCAACAAGAACGGCCGCCCCGAGCTGGTGCCGTGCGAGCCGTACGTGCTGATTGAGGCGTCCGTGCACAAGATCAAGCACGGCCACAACGTGTACGGCGGGCCGACCAGTTTCCACCAGGCGTGCCGCGACTTCGTGCATCTGGTCGAGGATCTGTTGGAGACCGATCTTCCGGCCGCCGACTGGTGGACCGTTCATCGCGTCGACGTGGCGTCGGTCTATCGGCTCTCGAAGGCTGCGTGCAAGGAGTTCTTCGACGGGCTGCAGCTCATGAGCTTCCCGCGTCGGAAGAAGGGCGCGGCCAAGTATTCGATGGCGGTGTACTTCGCCGGCAAGACCACGACGGTCAAGTTCTATCACAAGGGCACCGAGTTCCAGGTGCACGACCGTGGTCGCCTGCGGGGCTTCTTCTCCCAGGTTTTCAAGCATTCGCACGGACACGACGACGAGCGGAGTCGCGTGTTGGCGGAACGCAAGATCGCAGCACTCCAGCGCCTGGCGGACGGCCGCTTGCGCGCCGAGGTGGAGGTGCACAGCGACAAGCTCCAGTACGACTTTGGCAAGCATCCGCGAGTGGATGAGGTGACGGACGCCTATTTGGAGGGCGTCTTTGACACCGAGATAGAGAAGCTCCTGCGCGAGGGGAAACAGGCGATGGCGACGGTACGAGAGAGCAGGGCGGTGCTGCACAGGTTGAAGGGCGTCTATGGGGACGCGCTCGGCATGCGCTTGTACGGCTTCTGGGGCTCGCTCACCACGTTGGGCGACGAGGTGACGCGTGAGCATTTCGCGAAGGCGACGTTCTATCGCTGCCGTAAGCAGTTGGAGGACGCGGGCGTGTCGTGGCGCGGCACGGACGTGCACGTCATCGCAAACGATGCCGTGCTTCCACACGATTTCAGTCCGGTACGGACGGACCCACGGTTGTGCCATCTCCCGGCGCGCAACCGCGAGGAATTCCAGGTGAGCCGGGAAACGTTGCGGCTTGCCGCGTAAGGAGAAGTGATGTCGGAACCCACTACCACCCAGGGCGCGAAGCAGCCCGCTTCGATCAAGGCGATGCAGGTCCTCGTTCGCGGTCGCATCGAGCAGATGCGTGCGCACGAGGGCACGCGCTATACGCGAATCATGACGCCGGCGCCGGATGCCTACAGCCGTCCGCAGATCGTGGAGGTGCGCGGCCGGCAGAAGCTGGGGGAGCGCGGCGACGAGGTCACGGTGCTGTGCAGCCTGGGTGGTTATCAGCGCAAGGCGTACCAGTTCAAGAACAAGGACACCGGCGAGGTCGAGACGGTCACGCCGGTCGACATGACGCTCGACGTGGTCGAGTAATGACGGGGCGGCCGTCGGCGGGCGTGCCGGCGGCTCCCGGTGGGCGTGGCGCGGAGGATGAGTCGGAGGGGGTAATGGGTATCGAGCCGATGTTTGATCTGAGCAAGTTTGTGGTGGGGCTGCTTTCCCTCGGCGCCATGCTGCTTGTGATGGTCGTAATGGCGAGTCGGGTGGCGTACTGGGAGCGGCGTTTCTGGCAGTCGCTGGTCGCCGGTTCGAACCGCCAATGGCGTGATCACTGCCGGTCGGCGCGCGGCCAGTTCCTGCGCTCCTTGTCTCTGCGTGACCAGGCGTTTTTCGAGCTGAACGGTGCGCGCCTGGACCTTGCGGATGAGTTTCTCCGCGAGGACCTGCACACGCTTGGCGGTCTGGCGGGGGTGTGGTGATGGTGCGCTGCGTTCGATTGGTGTTGGCGCTGCTGTTGCTGCTGCTGGCCTCAGTGCCTGCGTTTGCTCAGACGAGCGGGGACACCTGCTGCACTGCTGAGCAGTTTGCCGTGATCGGGATCGATGGCCCGACCATCTTTCAGTGGTGGAGCTGGGGTTTCGGCGTCGTCACTGGCTGCTGGTGGCTGGGCTTTGTCGTCGGGATCGTGGTGCAGGCCATCAGGAAAGTTTAGGGCATTAGCCCAACCGTGCCGGGCGGTTCCCCGGCATTTCAAGAGGAGTTTCACATGTTCAAGAATCGCGTCAATGCAGCCCGCAAGCTGGGCGCCGCATCGGTGGGCGTCGCGGCCGTGGCCGTCACCAGCTCGGCCCACGCGGCCGGCACGGTGTTCGACACCATCACTGCCGGCGTCGATTTTTCGGCGGTGGCAACGTGGGTCGGCGTGATCGGCGTTGCGATCATCGGTATCTGCCTCGGTTTCAAGGCGATCGACCTGGGCAAGCGCGGCATCAACAAGGCGTAAGCCATGGTCACGGGCGCGCTGGTGGCTCTCTTCTACGCGTTGGTGGCCATGATCGGTGCTATCAGCGCGCTCGTCTTCATTTGGGGCATCGGGAGGATTCTGTGATCGCTCGCTTGCTCATTGGCACCGTGCGCTTTGCCGGCGGCATGGTGTTCTGGTTTCTCAAGCGCTTGGTGTTTTGCATGCTGGTGGTGGTTGTGCTCGCGCTGTTTGCCCGTGGTGCACATGCGGCGAGTGTGCCTGTGCGCAGCGGCTCGTCTGGGCTGACGTCGTGGGCAGTAGAAACGTCGACGCTTGATCGTGTGGTTAATGTCACCAATGCCGGCGTGCAAATTGGCCGGGACATCGTCGCGCGGGTTGGCTACGGTGGTAAGCAGATTGGGGCTATTGCCGCAATGGAGGTGTCGGCCATTGGTATTGCGGATATGGCTGCTGTTGTGGCGCGTGCCTCTACGCCGGTGATGGTTGCGATGCTGGTTGGCGATCTAGCGTTGCGTGGCCTGCAGCAGTGCGCGGGTGGTGGCACGGGATGGTGTAAGAGGGCGCCTGCCAACCCGAGCGAGGGCGATACGGGCTTCAACGGGTTCGGCTGGTCGTACGGATACAACACGGTGAGCACCGGCGGTGGTATTGGGAACGGTATTGCGCCGTCCCCTGGTGCTGCGTGTTCTGCGATAGCTGCGTCTGACGCGTATCTGGCGGGCCAGAACGCTCGGCTGTCGTCTATGCGTCCTACTGGTAATGGGACGAGTTACGAGTGCCATTTCACTAACGATGGTGGCTCTAATTTTTATGCGGGTACCTCTCAGGCGGGCAGTTGCGTCAGCGGCTATGTGTTGAGCGGTGGTGCGTGCAAGCCTGATCCGTCTGTGCCGGCGAGCTGGTTGCCTGTGTCGTATCCCGATATCGCGGCGGCGTGGAATGCGCAGATGGTGGCGAATCCGAACCGTATTCCGGACTACTGGAAGGAAATGACTCCGGAGCAGCAGGCGGAAGCCCAGAAGAACGCGCAGCGTCAACCTACGCGGATGAGCGGGAGCGGGAGCGATAGCGTTAGTGATCCCAGTGCGAAGTCCGGCAGCGAGACAAAGGCTAAGTCGGACGGCACGCTACAGACGTGCACTACAAACACAGCAGTGACTGTGAAGGCGCGGCCGAACGATAGTGCGACGGCTGCCGCCTCTCCATTGAATTATCAGACGACGGCGGTGGACACGACGAAGTGTCCAGATGCGACGACTACAACGACAACGAATTCGGATACAGGCAATACGGGTTCTAGCAGCCAGCCTAACGATTCGGTTTCCGATACGCCGTTCGGTGACGTTCCGAAGTTGTACGACGCCAAGTACAAGGAAGGCATGTTGGGGGTCTGGAAGGCCAGTAAGCCCAACGTCCAAACCACTGCGTTCTATCAGGCCATCGCCTCGATGTTTCCCACGGTCGGCGGCGGTTCGTGCCCAGCGTTCTCGTTGAATCTCAACGTCATGGCACAGGGCAATTACGGTGTTCGCAGCATCGACGTGCCGTGCTCGTTGTTCCAGACCATCGGTCTGATCATTCTGGCGACTGCGGCATTTACTGCGCGCAAGATTCTTTTCTGAGGTGCATGCATGGGTGCTGCTATCTCGGCGTTGATCGCCAAGGTTGTCGGGCTGGCTACTTGGTTTGGGCAGCTCGCGATTGCCGTTTTTTCAGCTGGTTGGTTGATCCTGACGGATCTCTTTTGCTGGGGTTTTGAGGGCATCCTGACCGTGCTGCAGTTTGTCCTCGACAGCCTGCCAGGTCAGCAGGCGTTCCAGGGGCTGAACCCCGGTCAGTACTTCGCCAGCATGCCGCCCGAGGTCGTGAACATGCTCGGCATGATCCGCCTGGGTGAGGGGCTGGCAATCATCCTGGCGGCCATCGGCATCAAGCTGGTCCTCCAGGTCATTCCTTTCACTCGTCTCGGGAGCTAACCCATGTCGCGTGCGGATCTGATTGAGCGGTTGACGGAATTGGCGTTCGGCTACGCCGCTGAGATGCATTACCACCAGGAGAAGGCCGATCAGGCCGAGGAGAAATACAACGCTGTCACCGATCGCGTGGTAGATCTGCAAGCGGCGGACGATCACGAGAACTTCTACGCGGGTGGCGGGGGCCTCGACGATGATTAACATCCTCCTGGGCGCACCTGGTGGTGGCAAGTCGTATGAGGCCGTCGCCTATCACATCCTGGTGGCGCTGAATGCCGGCCGGAAGGTGATCACGAATCTGCCGCTGTTGCTGGATGCGTTTCCTCCGGAGCAGCGGCTGTTGCTTGAGCTGGTGACGACAAGCAAGGGCAAGCCGAAGGCTGTACGAGCTGCTTCCGGCTTCCTCGCAGCGTTGCGCGGCGATGATGGGGAGGACGATGCGCCGGCCGTCGTGAGGCCGTTCTCCGCTGTTGAGGACTACGGTGATTCGTGGCGGCACCCGGAGACGGGCGCCGGCCCGCTCTATGTCATCGACGAGTGCCATTTCGCGCTGCCGCGCACCGGCACGCGGCGCGAGGTCGCGGGGTGGTATTCCATGCATCGGCATGAGCATGCTGACGTGCTGCTCATCACGCAGAGTTACGGTAAGGTCTGCAAGGACATCATCGACCTGGTGCAGGTCTGCTATCGCGTGCGCAAGGCTGTCGCGTTCGGCAGCAGCAACGCGTATATCCGCAAGGTGCAGGACGGTGTGCGCGGCGACGTCGTGAACACCTCGGTTCGCAAGTACGACAAGAAGTACTACAAGTTCTATCGCAGCCACACCAAGAGCAGCGAGGCCGGCCAGGAGCTGGCGGCGACGGACATTGTGCCGTTCTGGCGTCGCTGGCCTGTGATCGGCTTTGGCCTGTGCGTGGTCGTCCTGGTCGTTCTGCTGACGCAAGTGAAGGGCAATCCGATGGACGCGTCAGCGAACACCGCACGAACGCGAGACAAGCAGGCCAAGGCTCAGCCCAGTTCGGTGACGACGACTACGGTTGTCACGACGCCGGCGAGTGCGCCCGTTTCCAGCCCGGTCGGCTCGGTTGCGCCTGGCGCGCGCAAGGATGAGCACGCCCAAGGCGCAACCGACTCGGCCGCCGCCGCGTCGAGAGCTGCTCAGCATCCGTTCTCTGGCATGGGTATTCACGTTGCTGGCTGGGCCCGCAATGGCAGCCAGGGCGAGCGCTATGTGTTCGAGCTGTCGCAGAACGGTGTTCCGGTGTCGACCCTGTACGGCGATGAGCTGGCCAGGGCGGGATACAAGGTCACCGCTGTTTCTCCCTGTGCAGCCAAGATCGACTACGGCACAGAGGTGCATTTCTTCGCCCGCTGCGATCTGCCGCGGCAAACCATGAGCCCCGGCGGCGCGGTCGACGGTAAGCCGGTTGGTGACGGTGCCGCGGCGGCGGCGCCGGCGAGCACGTAGCCGGTTTCCTATATTTTTGTTACTGATGAATTGTAACGATAATTGATTTATCGTTACTGGTAACGTAAAATATAATCTCCAGTCGGGAGTTAAATATGCGTGACGTAACGGATAATGTGACGGCTGATCTGCCGGGGGTGGAGCGAAAGCGCGGCCGTGGTCGTCCGCGTACTGGTCATGCGAAGAGCAACGCGGAGCGGCAGGCCGCATATCGAGCTCGTCGCCAAGCTGAGCGCGCTGCCGATCGGGGCGTTACGGTAACGAAAAAGCCCGCTGATGTTGATGCATATGATGAGTGCCGCCTAGAGGTTGAGTCGTTGCGTGCTGAGCTGGTGGCCACGTGTCGCCAGGTCGAGCTGGCGGAATCTGAGCGCAACAAGGCATTCGAGCTGGCTGATCTGAAGTGTGATCAGCACCAGGAGGCGTTAGATGAGGTTCAGCGTTTGAAGGGGGTTGTTGAGAGCGAGCGTGCGTTGGCCAACCATGCGCTGAAGTCGATGAAGCTTCCCGTTACGTCGAGTAACGAAAATCCAGTGTCGTTCGATGTGATGCTCGATCTGATTTCGCTTGCCGCTAAGGCAAACACGTTTGAGCAGCGGCAGAAGGTGCGGGAGACGGTGCTTTGGGCGGATACGTTCGTCAGAGCGCAGTTGGTGAGCGAAGCGCAGATGCGTGCCGCTGGTGAAGCGATCTATGGTGAACGTAAAGTCGTTACGTGCAAGGCGTAACGAAAAGCGCTTGGCGTGAGGAGTGTTCTCCCAAATGGTTGTCGGCAAGGTGTAACGCATAACGTAAAATGTGCGTGTTATCAGAGGAGCGCGTTATGGGAACGAGCTACGAAAAGGACGTGGTGGCGTGGGCCAGGGAGCAGGCAGCGCTGTTGCGGTCGGGCAGGCTGTCGGACATCGATATTCGGCACATCGCGGAGGAGATTGAGGACGTGGGCAAGAGCGAACAGCGGGAGTTGGCAAGCCGCATGGCAGTACTGCTGGCGCATTTGCTCAAGTGGCAATATCAGCCGGGTCGCCGGGGTTCGAGCTGGCAACGGACGATCAAGGAGCAGCGTCGTGCTGCTTTGGCGCGGCTGCATCGGACGCCGAGCTTGCAGCCGATGTTGGCGGATCCTGACTGGCAGGAAGAAATCTGGGCCGATGCTGTCTCGAAGGCCGTGGATGAGACCGGCCTAGATGTGTTCCCGGAAACATGGCCGTGGACGCCCGAGCAGGTTCTGGCTCCGGAGTTTTATCCGGAGTAACAAAAAAGTAACGACAATGAAAAATGGCCGCGCGGATCTCGCCGGCCATTTTTTTCGCCTAGCGTCGGGAGTGTCCGCGCCCTGGTCGGAGCCGCTAGGGGGCCCCTCTGGGGACACATGAGAGGTTGACGGGGCTTCTGCGGTTGTCGCCGGAGGCGCCCCGCGGGACCGAGCAGCGGGTATGACCACCTGATCGTGCTTGCTGCGACCCAGGCCAGGCAGACCACCCCTCTGCAAGCCAGCCTTTTTAGCGCCCAACGTAGCGGATTGCTACGCCGATCAGCGCCAGCGCCCAGCCTACGACGATCAGTTTCACGCTCCAGTGCCAATGGGCTCCTGGCATGTCGCTTGGCGCGTCTGCGTGTTCATCGTCTTGTGCCGCCGCTTTCTGAGGCGCTGCTTGCTTTGTAGCTTGCGCGCGGCGGCGCAGCTCTTCTTGGTACCACTCCCTGTCTTGGATGCTCATGCGGTAGGATTGTGGCGTATGCGCCACGTCGCGTTGGTGTGGCAAAACAATAACAATGCAAGGCCCGATTGTCTGACAAAGAGCTTACGAGAACGGCGAGGGATATCCGGCATCTGTACTGGCATATCCGGACGCTGCGACGAGGGATGCAGGATGCCGCGCGCCGCAGAGTGTATCGGCAGATTGCGAGGAAGAAAAAACGCCTGCTGGAAGCAGGCGTTTCGAAGAGGGAGGTGTTGGACCTACTGATGTGCTGCCGGTCACGTGGGTGCCGGCGCCTGAAGTGCTTGGACTGCACGCAGCGCCTGCCGTAGCCAAACCATGGCGCGCCTGAAATTTAACATAAGATAAATTATGCGAAGTCCAACTTGTAGGGGCCAAACCAGAATGTCCGCTTTTAGCCAGATCAGAATGTCCTCTGGCGAGTCCTATACTGGTAGCGCCTGAGTCGGAACTGGAGCGCACCATGAAGGATCGAGGGTTGATCACCATGAGTCTGCGCGAAGTTGACCGCTTCAAGGTCATTCAAGCCGCCGCCGAAGGTCTTTTGCCGCAATGGCGCGCGGCTGAACGGCTGAATCTGACGACGCGTCAAGTCCGGCGGTTGGTCCAACGCTGGCGTGTAGACGGCCCGACGGGGCTGCTATCGCGTCAGCGCGGCCAGCCTGGCCATCGACAGCTGCCCCGCATGCTGGAAGCGCAGGCGCGCGCCCTGATCCAGGCTCAATACGCTGATTACGGCCCGACCCTGGCGGCCGAGAAGCTACGCGAGCGCCATGGCGTCGACCTGGCCAAGGAAACGGTACGACGGAGTCGACGTTTGCTTACTTTGCCGCGACCCGCGCTTATCTGGAAAGGCACGGCAAGCCTGTGGCCTTCTACAGCGACAAGTCCAGCGTGTTCCGAGTCAATGCCAGGGGCGCCACCGCGGGTCGCGACTATACGCAGTTCGGCCGAGCGCTTTATGAACTCAATATCGAGAGCATCTGTGCCAATTCCAGCCAGGCCAAGGGTCGTGTCGAACGTATGAATGGCACGCTGCAGGATCGCCTGGTCAAGGCGTTGCGCCTGCACAATATCAGCACGCTGGAGGCCGCCAATGCCTTTGCGCCGGTCTTCCTGGCGGACTTCAACTTGCGCTTTGCCAAGATTCCCCGCAGCGATTTCAACGCGCATCGCCCGGTACAACCTGAAGAGGATCTCGAACGCATTTTTACCTGGCGGGAATGGCGCAAGGTCTCGAATCGACTGACCCTGCAATACGATCGTACGCTGTACCTCATCACCGATCAGCCCGAGCATCGTCCGCTGGTCCACCGCTATGTCGAGGTGGCGGAATATCCCGACGGCCACATCGAACTGTGGGCCGACGGCATCTCCCTGCCCTATGTCCTCTATGACCGGCTTTGCGAGATCGATCAGGGGGCGATCGTCGAGAACAAGCGGCTCGGACACGTACTGCAGATTGCCCAACGCGTGCAAGCGCTGCGTGATAATCGGCGCAACCTCGACCGGCCGTCACGCACCCTCATTGGCCAGCCACCACGGCACCCTGAGTTGCGTGCGCCAGGCACCAAGTCACCGCGACAGTTGAGTTCAGAAGACTTGCGGCGCGCCATCGAGGAGCTGGCACCACCGCCCCACCCTGCGGATGCCGCACCGCCTCAGGCCAACTCGACTGCCCTACGGAAACATCCCGGAAAGGCACCAAGAAAGAAGAGCACCACACTGCACTAA